TTCAGCGACGATGAGATGTTGATTCTTAGCAGCATCATTGCCTTTTGGTTTGGTTCACAGGCTTTTGCCAAGAAGTAATGAAAGTAAGTTCTGCTGCTATTGAAATGATTAAGCACCATGAGGGCGTAAGGATGCGCCCGTACAGGTGTCCAGCCTTGCTATGGACGGTCGGGGTTGGACACGTCATTGATCCAACTCATGCAAACGTACCATTCAATGAACGGCGTAGCCTACCGATACCCGAGGGTTGGGATAGAGCCATCTCCATGGACGAAGTGGATACTATCCTTGCTAAAGACCTTGCGCGTTTTGAGCGCGGCGTGGCCAGACTTTGCCCTGCTGCTCTTGGTAATCAAGGGGTCTTTGATAGCCTCGTATCTTTTGCCTTCAACGTGGGTCTTGGCAATCTGCAACGCTCTGGGTTGCGGATGAAAACCAATCGCGGTGAGTTTGAAGAAGCGGCTAATGAGTTTCTCAAATGGACAAAAGCCGGGGGCAAAGTGCTCCCCGGCCTAGTAAAACGCCGCAAGGATGAGCAGGCTTTATTCTTGAGCAATCGCCCGTAACTGTCCGAAAGCCAAGTCGTCCACGTTCTGACTTTCCTTGTCGAGTATCCCTTGAAGTCTTGGATGATTAAGGTTGACTCCAACCACGTAGGTCTGACCGAGTTTGATTGGAGAGTCCTTACCCAAGTAAGCCTTCTGGGACTTGGGCGTAGCGATCACGCTTTCGTCAGTAAGTTCCTGTATGAAAGTCTTGTAGTCGGCGCCACGCGAAGCCATCCACTTACGGAAGTGAGTGCGGTCAAGCATGACAACACCACGGTCGAAATGATCCCCGACAGTCTTGCGGTAGAGATCGAACCGAACATGGATACTTGATCGCGGTACTCTGCTGAAGTCCACGGTCGGCTTCTGGTTCTCTTGATGGAATACCGTAAGCGCACTGGAGGCAGTCTCGTTAAGGTACTCACCAAGAATGTCGAATGCGTCGGACTTGTTCTCTGCCACAGTCCTGCGGATCGAACCCATCTGGGCCAGTACCCATTCAATACCTTTGACGTGATCAAACTTAATCAGTCCCCAGTCAGTGGCTAGTCTGCCAGCCAAGTCTGCAAGGATTAGAGCCTGCTCCCAGTAGCGTTCTTCACCAGAGAACTTGCACTTATATCTGGAATTAAAACTTGCACCTGCGTCAGCGATGATGCTCCGGCATGCAGAAGGCCCAAGTTCCAATAACTTCTTTACGAACTCTCGACCTGCATACCCGTGGTTGGCCAGAACAAAGTCGTTAATCTTTCTTCCTGCTTCACTGTCTTTGGTAAACAGCAGACTCGGACGGACGCTAACCTCAAGCAATCTTGCCATCTGCGCGTCGGTGTCTAGCCCGGACGATATCAACTTTGATGCCATCGACTTGTTGGTGGATACAGTCACAGGCATAGCAAACGTCTTGGCATCACGTTCTTCTGCGTTGCGGTTGAGTCTTGCTTTGTCACGCCCTTGACTGACCCAGTACAGGAAATCACCTACATCTTTATCCTGCATCATCGTTGCTTCGTCGATGGTCATGGGCATGTTGGAATACAAACCCATGCGACTGAACAATGTGTTCTGCGTGAACTTAGCAGCGAAATGCAACTTGTCAGGGTTGCCCCACACGGACTGCATCCACAACTGAGCGAGAGTCTTACCGCCACCGGTCGGGCCGTAGAGTGAAATGGTTAGTCCCTTGAGTCCTGTGAACGCATACAGTGGCGACGACAGGCTGACGCATAGCGCAAACATATGCGTGTCGAGACCTGCCTTCTCTACCAACTTGGTGAAGTCCACCCATCCCTGCAACGTGCCAGACGTTCCATAAAGATCATGGCCCAACTTCCCATTGATAGACGCCAGAGTAATTGAATCCTCTGACACGCTACCGTCTGCGTCACGGCGAATGATTGTGTCCCCGATTACGAACTGGTTGAAGTTCTCTTTCCAACCCATCGTGGAATACAGGTTCGTCATGGTACGCCGCTGACGTAGTTCGTCCATGTATGCTCGGAGCATATGCTGAAAATATCCTGTCTGGTGTTTGCCGTTTAGAACGATTCCTTGGTCGGCAATTGCTATGGGAAACTCGCGGCTACCTTCGGTCAGATATGCCTGACGCATGACAAGTTCTTGCCACCCAACATGCGGTCGCTTCCAGTGGTACCGCACAGTCTCGTAGCCAAGAGTCTCGTCGCGTCCGTAGGCTACCGGGTAAATGTCGAACTTACACACATCAATATCTGTGTCGTCGATAGTCAGTTTGATTCCATCAGCAGTACGCTTGTACGGCTTTGGTACTGGTATCTCAGTAGATGTGGGATCAATAGCATCAGCGGCAGCCGCAACCTCTTGGTACTGAATACCAAGTCTAACGGGAGAGCCGATCTTATCTTTGAACTTACATCCTTTGCAGCCATCAGGTCGATCAGTGCTGAACTTAGCGCAGGTCGCAGGCCCAGTGGTTACACGCTTCCACTGCTCCAACTTACGCATGGTTTCATCTGGATCAAACGCAGGATGCTGCTCACTCCAAGCGATAGCCGTAGCCTCTGGGTCTGTGGTGTACGCCGCTACGCCAAGGAGTGAATACCACATGGGTTCACTAACATCTTTCTGGTTCTTGATCGCCCATCCGATCTGTTGGCACTTCGCAGCCACAACCACCGCGTTCGCAGGAGGCAACGTGGAGTCCACGTTCAACGCTTGTGCTAACTTACTACCGGTTGTGTGACGGCGGTGGCTCACGAAATGATCCGCCAGTGCAACATGCATCTTGGCTACAGTCGTAGGCTCGGCATCCAGAAGTACCTTAACCTCGTTGCCGTTCTTCGGGTTATGCGTTCCTATCGGACGCAGCACAAGCGCACTGTTGGCAGTAAGCCCAGCGTCTACGTCGAACCCTTTTGCTACCGTTGCTGCCTTCAGTGCCTCGGCTAGAGGCTTCCATTCTTCTGGTGCAAGTTCACGGTCTAACACCCAGTAAACGTGGAGTCCGTTACCAGAGTGAACGATGAGTGGTTTGGGTAAGCCCACATCCGATATGAACTTACCCAATGCTTTAAGTCCCTCCTTCCATGAAGGGAACGGTTTGTTTTCGCCGCAGTCAACATCAAGAACCAGAACCTTAGTAAGTCTTACGTTCTCTTGCTTGCGGCTACCCTTCTCCAAGAAACTGGAGATGGCAAAATATGTGTTGTTGCCTCGTTGGTCTAAACCAATGACGGCCTTGGCGAGTTCTTCTACAGTCGAAAAGAATCCCTGCTTGTTACCGTCAGGGTTAATGACAGTCGTAACAAAGAAGCCTTCCGATGGTAGAACCCGCTGAAGAAAATTCAACGTGTCCATAGCGCCCCGCTATAGCGGGGGGATCGCTCCCCCCGCTACCATTCAACTGTTCAACAAACTAACTAAACGCTGCATCCGATCTTTTTGGGTGGCTGCAATCACATCTGGCATGGGCCAACTGTGTTGAGTCATTACCGCAAGAAGTTGCTTTAGCACACGCCGCACTCTTTCTTCGTTGGACTTACGGATGGGTTTGCCTTTAACCCAAGCATAGTACGTCATGCGGGAGACCCCGAACAACTCAGCCATGTTGCCAGTTGTAAGGAGCATGTGCCTGCGTAAAGTTTCTACGGATTTGAAGTTGAACTCAGTCATCCGAAACCTCGCCCACCAGAGCGGCAATCTCGTCGGCTAACGAACTTGCAGATGCGGTAGGGGCAGGGGCAGGAGCGGCCTTGGGTGCAGTAGCCTTCGGCTTAACCTCGACCTTGGCTGCGCCAAAGCCACGCTTGGTGGAAGGTGCAGGGGGAGGAGGGGTCTCCTCCACCACAGGCTCAGGCTTCGGCTCAACTGCCTTAACCGATACCTTGGTAGGTGCGGCGATCTTCGGGACTGACACTGGAGTGCGGGGGATTTCTCCAGTGATATCTTTAACCTTGTCAGACCCGAACAACTCGTCAACAACACCCTGCGTTTCTTCATCCAAGAACCCACCGAAACTGAACTTCAACTTCGGGAAGGATGCGTCAGTGTCAAATGACACTTTCGTTTTGACAATCTCTGGCGGGATGCCACGTACAGAAAGTTCTTTCTGGTACTGGTTCAATCCTTTCAGTGCTGCAGGGGTGACTTGCAGCAGATAGATAGGGCCATTGGCATCGTCGGCAGCGACCACGGCAAGACGCTTCTGGTCGGCACACGCCTTAATCTGCTGACCCTGCGGAGTTACCTTGGAACCCCAAGCGTTCTGCGGACAGGACGCACAGAGATCGTTCTGCGGATTGGTTGACTGCGGGTCGGGGCCAATGCCGTCAAGCGAGAAACACTCAGGTGCGCTCGGCTCAGAGTCGGGAGTCCACTGCTTGGCATACCAAGTCTTGGACAGGCGAGGGTTAGCACCAACGATAACAACTTCAAGGGAAGTCGAATCAAGTACGGTCTCGGTGTCGCCGTCAATGATACGGAACCTTGCACCCTTGATGCTGATGCGCGGGAAGGATTCGCCACCACCACTGGACAAACCACCAGTAAGTGATTGAGCAAGCGCCGATGGTGAACCCACGCGGGTAGCAAGGTGGGTGGGAATCTTGATGTTTACAGGAATGATACTCGTCATACTCTTACTCCACGGATGCAGTCGGTTTACGGATGTTCACGTCCAGTCGAGTTCCATAGTTAACTCCTGGGGGAACTGCTTTGGTCTGGTCAATATATCCACGCACAGCGACCTTACTGACGCGCTTCTCGAAAAGATCGAACGCTTCGTTCTCACGAATGAAGTTAAGCAGCGCATCCCAATCAGCCACGTTTGCATAGTCAGTCGTGGTTAGGAACGCAGTGCCATGCTTGGTCTTGAAACTGGTAACGCCTTGTGCGTCGGCCTGCTCCTTGATCCATGCTTCTAGTTTCTCCATCTTCGCTTTGATCACAGAAACTTTTTCTTTGACCTCGGCTTCAACGGCTTCTTTCTGACCGCGCAACTTCATGTAAGTGGCGATCACCTCATCTATGTTTACGCTCACAGTTACCTCTCTGTTTGTTCTTTAATCATGTCTAATAACAAGCCTTGCAACTTCTGTTTGTTGCGTAGCCTTTCGTACATCTTGTGTTCCAACTCGGTCGCTTCAATGTGTATCACGTTGGATACATGTCGTTTACCAATACGCTCAATGCGACCGTTTGCTTGAACGTACTGTTCGTTCTGGTTGATTGGCCCGTACCAAATAATTGTTGACGCCGATGTTAATGTAAGACCATGCGCCATAGTGCCGGGGTGAGCAATCAAAACGTGCGGCTCTTTCAAATTCTGGAAGTCGTGGAAAATCTGATTACGCTTTGATGCAGACACTTCACCATTCACTACACCGATGGGCCAATGTTTTTCAAGTTCACGGCTCAACATGTGCAGTGTGCCAGTGAGTGGCACAAAGAGAATCACCTTCTCTCCTGCTTCCTCAATCAACTCTTTGACTAAGTTTACACGGGGCGAGGCATCTATTTCAAGGTTTTGTCCGTTGTCATCGTAGGCCACGCCGCAGGATATCTGAACAAGTTTCTGTATCTTGACCGCTTCGTTGACCGCAGTGATCGTGCCACGCTTCCGTTCTTCAGCCAGTTCCGTTACGAAATGTTTGAGCATGTGCTGATAATGTTTCTTTTGCATAGGCGTAAGTTCTACGCTGCGTGTCTGTACAACAGTATCAGGTAGGTCAAAGCATTCCTCGCGGGTATATCTCACCGCAGGTTGCAGGATATGTTTTACCGTATCAATAGAGTCAGGTCGTGGTAGATACTTCCACTGTCCAACCTTCATCATTACCTGATCACGGAAAGCAGTGAATGTCTTGGTGCAGTAGGGACTGTTAACAAGTTTAGCCAATGACCATGCGTCGGTCGGAGAGTTAGGCGTTGGCGTGCCAGTCATCAGCCACAAGCGTACTGACGGATTCTGCTCAACGTATTTGCGAAAGACCTTGAACCGTGTCGTCGATGGGTTACGCAGCACCGCTGCTTCGTCAACGATAATCAGGTCAAACATACCCTGACAATGCGGAGCAATGATCTGAAAGCCGTCGTGATTAACAATGTAGAAATCGTTTTCAGTCTTAAGTAGTTTCAGTCTGCGCTCGGCAGTCCCATGCAGGGTGACAAATCTACGGTTGACCAGACCAGTAAACACGCCGTCACCCCACACCCGCTCAAGGGTAGACAACGGTGACAAGACTAGGACTTTCTTGATCTGCTTGGTTCTTATCAGATAGTCCGCTGCCCACAGTGCTGACTGTGTTTTGCCAGTGCCGATTTCGTTTAGCACTAACGCTCGAGTATTCAACGTCAGGAACGCAGCAGTTTCTTTCTGGTGGTTATACGGCTTGTGCGGCCCCGGCCAATCGTAATAGTGCAGGATCGGGGACGGAGCCTTGATGCCAAGGTTACGCAGCACACGCACTTCGTCCAGNNTGTGGTGTAACTACAATATGTGCGCCGTCCTTGACCAAGGACTTTGCGCTAGGCAGACAGGACAGTACCCTGTCTGGGTTATTTAATTTAAGTGCTAGTGCTCTAGCACTCTCAACAACAAGCATTCTTCTACCTCTCGTAAATCTTCTACACTTCTAATCAAGAACCACAGTCCACCCGCCGCTTTTATTTCTTCGCCGCACCGCTTCTGTAGTTCGGTGGGTTTCTTGGTCGGGTCTGCCTTGCATTCAATACCTACGAACCTACCTCCAACGATGGCAATGATGTCTGGTATCCCTGACTTACCAAATCCATTGTTGCCGGGAAAGAAATACCAGATGCCATGATTACGCAGCAACTCGGTAACTTTCTTTTTGATCTTACCTTCTGGTGTCATAGCGCAGCGTAGTCACAGTCGTGTCGAGCNNGGTCGTGCAGGCCATACGTCATTCTCTGCTGAGTCGTATATCCTTCTGATCTTCTTCATAATGTCAGCCCACATCTGATTGGACTGCTCTCTCGTATATTCCTCTGTGTCCATCTGCAAGTGCTTGAGCCACACAAGACTGGTCTTACACTTCTGTACTTGCGGAAAGTGTTTGAACACCTGACACGCAAACATCTGCATCTGAAAGAAGTCTGGATTACGTTTGCCTGTTTTCCAGTCCATGACATAGGCAGTATCGCCACGCAGTACAAGAATATCTAACTTACTACGCAGCCATGCGTCGGGTTCCCACCATCCAGTAGGCTTTAACTCCTCCGTAAGTACCAACTCTTTTTCGATAGATAACTCCCCTCCGTTGGCAATCTTTTCCACAGTGGTACAGAGGACTTCGTAATGTGCAATGTCCTGCGGTAACTCGGTGTTCGCCTTAAGTCGCTGCTCAAGATACTCGTGGACTCGTTCCCCATACTTACTTGCTTCACCACCATCATCCACAACATCTTTGATGACACGTTGACGGTAGTATCGTAGCGGGCAATTCTCATATAGTTTTATAGATGAGTAAGAGTGCGACAAACGCATAGGTTATGGCCGCAAGGTGTTACCTCGCGGTTGAAGTCATTGGAACCTTGAGTATATACATTGTGTGTACATCGTCAAGTATC